CTATTTTATTAACGTTATTGACCGCGTTTCTATCAAGTGCGTACACATAATCGAACAATTCTATTTCTGCCTGACTACGTTTTGCCTGTGTTCGTGGATTACAAATGTTACATAAAGATGACTTAATTTTTGAATCCGTGAGATATTGTTTGGTATATGTGAATTTAGATCGACATACCGTACACTTAAGTTCTACCAGATTTCCAGAAAACGAAACGACATCACAGTTTATGCTGCGAGCGTTTTCCTGAGCTTTGATTTTACTCAACTTTCTTCTAGTTGAATTATGGGCGTTAAGCTGTTCGCGTAGAATCTGTTTGGTAGTTTCAGAATGAGACTTACCTCTCATTGGCAGACCAAAATCATAGCCCCTAAGTCTTTTAGTGTCTACTGCCTTTTGTGCATTCTGTTTTAACAGTTCTGTATTTGACACCGCCCACTCATGCACGCCTTCAGCTATTTTTTTCTTTGTCTCATCAGAAGGTTTGGCAGCCTGACGTATAAGATCACCACTGCGATATTTTTCCTCTCTTTTAGCTATTCCTAGAAGCAAATTTTCGCTTGCTCCTATTTTTTTGTCTTTGTTCCAGGGAGTAGAGCCTTTTTTTAACTCGGACATCTGATATTTTCTTTCTTCGTTCCAAGTCTTCCCCCAGTTCGCATTATTTTTACCTTGTCGAATGCTCGATAGATAATTTTTATATTCTTGACAAGTAATGGAGTTAGGCCCAAACTGTTTTTTGTACTCAACTACTGAAAGATTATGCTGTTTTAAATGTGTATTAGTGATTTGTTTGTCAAACACTTTTTGACAGACCTGGCATTGAATTGACATATTGCTTTGATGTTCTGTTTGATGTATGTAAAACTATTTATGCAAAAAAACTACTCAATGAAGATTTTTATTGGATCTTGATAAATATCTTTACACGCATTTTGCGAGATAGGAGAATTTCAATGGCCACAGCCTCACAATCACTTTTCAACATGACAGTAGCATCTGATAATGCCGGCGGCAATCAGGGCTTGCTCATGCCCAAATTACAATATCGCTTCAGAGTTAATTTTCTTAACTTTGGCGTAGACACCAATGCAGGACTTAGCTTGACAAAACAGGTCATCGACTGCTCAAGACCAAGTGTTTCATTTGCTGAAATTCCACTGCAAGTCTATAACTCGACAATCTATGTTTCTGGTAAGCACACATGGACAGCAATGAACGTCAATATTCGTGACGATGCGAGTGGCACAGTGGCTAAAGCTGTTGGTCAGCAGTTGCAGAAGCAATTAGACTTTGTCGAGCAGGCATCAGCGGCAACTGGTCAGGATTACAAATTCCAGACTAACATCGAAATTCTCGACGGCGGTAACGGCGCATTTGTACCAGTTGTTCTTGAAGCATGGGAACTTTACGGTTGCTTCTTACAAGCTGCAAATTACAATACTTTAAACTATGCAACCAGTGACGCAGTGACCGTTGCGCTCACTATTCGTTACGATAACGCAATTCAAGCACCACTTGGATCTGGCGTTGGCGCACCAGTTGGTAGAATTCTTTCAGGCGGAAGTTCAACGGGTATTGGTTCAGTAGCGTAATCATTAATGTCTAACTTCGGGCAAAAAACGCAGGTCGCAGCTGGCCAAAATGGCGATGTGTACCTGCGTGATTACACGCACGCTTCCAAGATATTTAGGAGTAATTACTACGCTAATACTCCTAAATTCAAGTTCTTATTTCATACGCAATTCAATTTAAATGCCGGAGTTTATCCAACAGCCGTTCCCGATTCTGTTGGTATTCTAGTACGAGATGTTAAGCTGCCTACTTTTGGTTTCAACGTTGCGATCATGAATCAATACAATCGAAAGCGTTTGGTGCAAACCAAAATTAAGTACGATCCTATTAGCATATCATTTTTTGATGATAATGACAACACAATAAACAAGCTGTGGTTCGCATATTATACGTATTATTACAAGGACGGAGGCAAACCTCAACTCGCGTTTTCAGGTAGACGAACCGGATCAATACCAGATATCAACATTCAGAGTACTGTGCCAGGATACAGCTACAATGAGCGAAACACGTATAAAGATTCGATCACTGGAGACGACGATTGGGGTTATATCGGAGAAACTAGTGAACCAGGAACTCCAAGTGGCGTGAAGTTGCCGTTCTTTAAGAATATCACAGTGTTCGGGTTTAATCAACACAATTTTACTGCATACACTTTTATAAACCCACTAATTACAGCTTTCTCCCATGATAGCTTTAACTACGACGAAGGCGGTGGAGTCATGAAAAATTCCATGACTATCGATTACGAAACAGTAACTTATTATGCTGGTAATCTTGATGGTAAATCGCCTAACGAATTTATTACCTCTTTCGGAAATGAAGGACAGTATGATCGAAAATCAAGTCCAATAAGTGGGCCTGACTCAAACAGTCAGGTCACAGGACAAGGAGGACTACTGAATGCTGCAGGAGGTGCCGTGAAATCATTCTGGAATAAAATACGTCCACCTGCTGTAGTTGACACTCAATTAGCTTATTCTGGCATCAAAGATATCGATCTAAATATCAATGTTGGGAAAGACGTTGAAGCACAATACAGAGATGCTTTGAAAAACTCACCTTCTTTGCGTAATGCACAATTTGACATTCCAACAGGTAAGTCTTCGCCAGGCCCACAGGGTCTTGCGGGAACTCCAGCCATTGCTCAGAGAAGCACATTTACTCCATCTCTAGAGCAACCAGCGGGAACACAGATTAATGGTGGTCGAAATAATGCCTAGTTTTGTTGATAATAGAGACTCAGTAGATCGCACAGTTGTGATTTACGACACGTTTTATTCTGCTGATTTGAAAGTCAACGCAGAAGAATTTGACATAGTTTATGGATACTTCACTAGCATTACTAAAAGTAAACAGATAGCTGCCAATTTTACAAGCTTCTTATTCAGAATTTCTCAAGATTCAGCGATACCAGTTTTGGATCTTCTTAAAGACATACAGGGCAGTGACAATAAGTTGCAAATGAATCGCAAAATTTGTTACTACCTAAACAGTTTCAAGTCTAAAACAAGTCTTTATGGCGTAGGTAATATTCCAAGACCAAATCAATCAGTTGCTAGAAACGTAGTTCTTTAAATGGCTAAACCAAAGTGGGCACAGGGTATTTTTAACCCAAAAAATGCTCAAAAATACGTAGGCAATCACCAGCCTAGATACAGATCAAGCTGGGAGTTTCAGTTCATGAGATTCTGCGACCTTACTGAGAGCATAATCAAATGGGCAAGTGAGCCACTTCGCATCCCCTATAAACATCCTTTTACTGGAAAAATCACTACTTATGTACCAGATTTCATAATCCAGTATCGCAACAAAGATGGCGCTATACTAACTGAAATAGTGGAGATTAAACCAAAAAATCAGACTCTGCTTGAAGGTACTAAAAAAGACATTAGATTGACACAAGCCGTTGCAATCAATCATGCAAAATGGGCGGCAGCAACTGCTTATTGTAAACAAGCTGGCCTTCAATTTAGGATTATAACAGAGGATCATCTTTTTCACAACGGTATTCCGAAAAATAAATAGCGTATGTCCAAAAAATTAGAACAATTGTTTGATCTTTCTGACAGCAGTGTTAGTGACGAAACAACCAAAATTGAAGAAGTAGTGGTTGTTTCTGAACAGTCTTTGACAACGATTGAACGAATCGAGCGAGCATTACCACAAGTCAGAGGGCTAGAAGCGTCCGACGAAGAAATGGATCAGTTAGCTGAAATGGCTAAAAACAGCTACAAAGATCTAATTGATCTAGGTATGCAAGTCGAGCAACGGTTCAGTAGTGAAATATTCAACGCAGCAAGTAGTATGCTAGGTCATGCGATCACTGCCAAGACTGCCAAAGTTCAGAAAAAGTTAAAAATGCTTGAGCTACAGCTTAAAATGGCAGCTATTAATCAAAAAGAAGCGGCAAAATCTAACGAATTGGCGCAGATACCAAATGGTACAGCAGTGGGTGACGCAAAGCAAATGCTTGATCGTAACGAACTGTTAAAACAGCACAGCAGAAAAACTGACGAACAATGATAAATATCTTAGAGATTTAGTCATAATCTTTTAATAACAGGGTAAATTCATGCGAAGTCTAAAAAAGTACATAGCTGAAAGTGTGAGAACTTACGATTACACTATCAAGATTGCAGGTCAAGCAGACAAGAACTTCTTGGATCTTTTTATGTATAATCTAAAAAAGTTTGATCCAGTTGAAATGGGTAAGCCAACTTCAACTCCAATTCAGAAAGACCCATACGGGTTTCCCAACCTCAGTAATCAACCTATTACTATAATCAAGTGCAGATTTAGATATCCAGCAACTGAGCCTATGATTCAGCAAATGGCTCAACTCCTAGGATACAACGTCAATTACGTTAGATGTGTAAAAACTAGCTATGACGACAGCGTCAATAGTGAAGTTATGCAGTACGAAAATCAAATGAAAGATTCTCCTGTTTTGACACACGGTGAAATGGGATCTGCTGACGATGCCAAAGAAGCTAGCAAGGCCTATGGCGATAGCTATCTCGGCAAAATAAAGAATGCATACGAACAAGAAAAGACCGATCAAGAATTTGCAGCAGCAAAAACAAAGCCTGCATTTGATCCCTTCAAGCCATATCTTGATGACAAGGCAGGCGGCAGCAAAAGCCCAATGAGTAAAATTACCAGACCCGCATTACCTAAGACTGGAGCACATAGATCATGAAAGACATTCTAGCTAAATTAGATGAATTAACCAAGCGTAAAAAGTTAACAGAATCACAGAATGTCTCCGAACAACTAGATCGTGACAAAGTCAAAGAAGCCGAATGGGACTATGATCCATTTAAAGATGGTAGCGCCCGAGATTATGGTCATGAAGGTGATACAGAAGATTATATCATTAAGCTTTGGAACCAAGGCATGGACGTAAAAGAAATTGCAGCACAGCTAGACGCTGATTTACAGTTAGTCAAAGATACTGTTGACAAGTATGAAGCTTCGGACTCTTATGATGATGAACCCGACATAGATGATCCTGCTCACGCAGCAGAGGGCTATGGTCCACAGTATGAGTCTAAAAAAAGTTTAAAAGATTATATCAATGAAGCTTCAGTTGAACACGATAAAAATAAAGAAGTAGAAGAGGCAGTACGTTTGGGCTTTGTACGTGACAAAGAATTTACCAGACCTACTAACCCATCACATCGACGAGAACTCGCGAATAAAGCAAAAGAAATCAGAGGCACTGCTCGCTTTTTGAAGAAAAAGGGCGAAGAAATGCGTGCTCAATATGATGATCCCGAGTCACTGGGTCCCGCCGTAGTGCTACCACAAGCAGGACTAGCTAGCATAGCAAAAAGTCCTGATGCTCCCTTCAAAAATGTAGCTGTATCGGTTACAGGACCTAGCAAAAGAGAACACCCTCTTTACAAGCCCAAAGTATTGGGCGCAAAAGCTGGAAAAATGATGGGAGAAGCAGAACAAATTCAGATCAAGCCAGCCTCTCAAAAAACACAGGTTATAACTCAGGGCAATAAAACTCTGGGCACAGTCACCAATCCTGCTCTTGCTGATCAAATCAAACGTGCAATCGGCAAGGGTGAAATGTCTTTAGCAGGAGGTCAGCTAGGTGAAGCAGACGATCATTCTTCGCTAGAGCCTGTCATGTCTTTTCAAACACGAGACGATGATGAAAGCATGGATTATCATAGAATGGCAGATGTGTATAAGCAGGGTGAAGATTACGTGGTAATGTTTAAAACTCAAGCTCCAGGTATGCGAGCACCTAGCCCACTCAGAACAACAGATATTTCTCAAGCCGAAAAGGCAGCGAGAAAATATACAGGAAATGATAAAATGAACGAAGCAAAAAAAGTAAAAAATCCATATGCAGTAGGCATGGCCGTTGCTAAAAAAGCAGCTGGTATTACTGCCAAGCACGCTGAAGATTTGCCAAAGAAAGTAATTAAAAAAGCACATAAAATTGCCAAAGAAATTAAAGAAGCAGAAATTCCCGGTTCACAAGTAGACTTAGGTGCAGGTTTAGGCGCCGGACGTAGTAGATCGGTTCTAGAATCACCAATGGATGAACCAGTAATAATCAACACGCCCGAGGGTATTAAATATGTGCAGATGGCTGCGGCCAAGGGCGCAATCCGTTTGGAGAAGCTGGGCATGCGCCACAGTAAAATTGGTAGCGTAAAAAATGCGTGGGCTAAACATTTAGGCATGCGCCCACGTGCTACACATGATGAGGTTATCGCTGAGTTAGAAAAACGTATGCAGAAAATCAAAGATAATTTGTCAGAAACTAAAATTTCTAAAGCTGTAAAAGCTGGCAAGAAAGTAGCTAAAGACATCGCATACGATGAAATGAAAGATAAAGCTAAAAAGAAAAAGAAAGTAAAAGAATCTATGAATCCACAATTAAAAGCTGCATACCAAGAAGGATATGCTCACGGTCTGAGAGAACAGTCTTGTCGCGTTAAGCACTATGAAAACATGGAAGAAGCCAAGAAATATTATGAAGGCTATAAGTGTGGGCTAGACGAATGCTATGGCATGATGCCTGTTCAAGGACTAGTAGTAGGTGAAAGTGATACTTACATGGACGAAATGTCTATGCCAGCAACAGTTCCTGGTATGGCATCACAAGCAATGGGAGAAAATTTATCTCAAGTAGGAATCAGCGACGATCTGGCTGCTAAAAAGATAACAGACAAATTAAAAGGTACACCGGGAATAACAGCTAATAACATTGATAGGCATGTGTCAAGATATCTAGGCATGGTTGGCAAGCAACCAACTGATTTGAAGCACTTATCAGTGCTAGTGTTTAATAATCTGGAAGCTTTGGGTTTGGCTGAGTCTGAGTATGGGACGCTAGATGAAATGATGCTTCACGACGAAGAACTCAATGAAATGATGGCAGATCTTGAAGAAATGAGCCGCGGTGAATATATCAGCCACATGGATAAAAAAGCAGAACGTGCAGGTAAAAACAAATTCAATGCTTTCGGTCAGGAATTCAAGACAGACGAAGTAGATGAAGGTTGGTCTATGGAAGAAGACTCAAATGACATGTTTGAATCTCTAGACAAGCAACTAAACGATCTATTAAACGAAGGTCTCTCAGTATCAGTCAGCACAGGTCAACCTGGCATGCAAGGTGATTCAGTAAGCGTAAATGCTACTGATGATGATGCGGCTCAGTTGCTTGACTTCGTTAAGAAGGTAGGTTTAGGCGGGCTAAGTGCTGAAGAAAAGCATGAAGAGCCTGCTGTTGCAGTAGTTCACAGTGATTATGGTGCACCCTCTCATCAGCCGGATGATCGTACAAGTATGCTCGCACTCATGAAGAAAATGAACGGCGAAGATTACGAACAGGAATCTGACGAAGGTTCTTGCGGTTGCGAAGCAGTATCAGAAATGGAAACCGATGATCAACGTGAATTTCAAGTTGCGGAAGGCGACGGTGAAGGTAATATCGAAGCAGATGCACAAGGTGCAGAAATTGATTCAGCCTTGGCACTTAATATGAAAGAAGGAATTTTTGGATTCGAAGACAAGATTTATGTAGATAAAAACAACGTTGTTCATATACCAGATTATACTCAGTTAATAAATCAAGCTAATATGGAAGTAGGCGCATCAGCGACTGCTCGTTTTCTACCAGATCGTATCGAAACTTCAGAGAAAACTAATTATCTTGATATTTTGAGCAAGATCATAAATCAACTTGGATTCGATTCACCTATTGAAAAAGAAGACGACGGCAATGTTGGGGTACATCTATATTTCCCACCTGGCGTAGATGTAAATCGATTGGTAAAACTACTTAATGGTATCATGGAGAAAGGAATTTCTTCAACAACTGCTATTACTGAATGGGCAAACGACGCAGGTAAGAAAGGTACTGATGAAGCATTTGAAGCAGACATTGATTTTATGACAAATGTTATCACTGCTGGTTTGAATGGACGCAAGTCAACAGGACAAACTACTGTACCTGTTATCGCTGGACAAACCGCCAGAACAGGTGCCGATAGTTTTCATGAAAGCAAAGGCTCAATCGCTGCTTGGCAGAAACTTTGCGGGATCAGATAAGATCTACTTAACATGAAATTATGCCCCGCTAGTCGGGGCATTTTTTTTTGATGAATCAACTTGTACGCCTTGATGATAAATACAATATTGATTCAATGAGGTAGTATGTGAGCCAGCGTAATATTGACTTTGGCAGTTTTCCAGATGATCCAAGTGCTGATGCTATAAGAACAGCGTTTGAAAAAGTTCAGCAAAATTTTACTGAACTCTACACCGGCACTGGAGCTGGCGTTACTTCTGTAGTAGCGGGTCAAGGTATAGAATTAGGCGGAACAGGCGCTTCTACCGGCACAGTAGTGATCGAAGCAGACATCGCATGCATTCAGGTTCAAACCAGCACCTTATCTCTTGGCGTGCTCGGTAGCTCAAGTGATGAAAGCTACGTTCTAATTCCTAGCTCATCACAAATACTTACTATCGATCTGCCCGCTAATCTAACGATAGAAGATCTAGAACTCTCAGGTAATCTCACAGTCGAAGGTGTTTCAGTTTTAGGCAACACTGCGAGTGCCAACTACTTTATAGGCGACGGCGGATTATTGTCAAATCTTACAGTATCAGGTGGAACATCAATCGATGCGGGAACAAGTAATGTAGTAGTAGACACAAATTCAAACGTCCGTACATCAGTGGCAGGTAATGCGAACATATTCGTGGTCACAGGAACTGGCGCAAATGTAAGTGGGTACTTTACGATTACAGGAAATGTCATCGCGAACAACTTGGGTAACGTGAGTTCTGTCAATCTTGATAGCAGCAACAGCAATGTACTATATGGTAACGGCGTGTTTGCGGCAGTAGCCGGCGGTGCTAACACAGGCAATGTGACATTTGATGATATTAATGTCATTGGTACAGGTAACTTACATTTACAACCAGACCCTGCTAATGCTGGTGCATATTTAGATATCTACTTGACTGCTGGTCCAGACATTCATATTTCTGGCGGAAGTGGGTATTCAGGCGCTGTGATTTTGGGCACAGATGAAGAAGCCAATGTCGCTATTTTACCGGGCGGTAATGTGGCCATACAGGCTGGTAATGTCAGTGGTACACAGACTTGGAACTTTGGTACTGATGGTACTACAACATTCCCAACAGCAAACGTTGACTTACACAACGGGGGTGTTCAATCAGGTGAAGTATTACAGTTTGGTAATCCAAATCTACAATCAATCATCACTGGTCCTACTCCATCAGCAAATGTTAGCGCAGAACGATTAATCATTCAAGGTCAACGTGGTAACGGTACAGGTGAAGGCGGTGACGTTTATGTATGGGGTGGTGACGCAGATACTAATGGCGGTGACATAAAGATTTACGCTGGCGATGCTGACAATGTTTCAGCCGGTACTGGTGGCTATGTCAATATCGATGGCGGCGATGGATTTGATTATGGTGGTGCCGTAACAATTAATGGTGGTATAAGTGCGAATGGTTACGGTGGGCAAGTTAGTATGACCGGCGGGTCAGGTGCACTTGAGGGCGGATCTGCTAGTCTCCAGGGAGGTTATGGCGGAGATGGTCAAGGTGGAGCCGTTCAAATCGCAGGTGGGGGAGGTAATAGTCAGGCTGCATACGGTAATGTAGAAATTGGCAGCGGAACATATGCTTGGTTATTTGACAATACCGGAAACGTAAGATTACCAGGTAATACTTTTGCGGTTAACTATGCTAACGGCACACAAGTATCAATTGGTGGTGGTGGCAACACAGGCAATGTGACATTCAACGATCAAGCAGTCATAGGCACTGGCGATCAGTATGGCGGCAGCGGATTGTATCTTGCTCCAGGCACCGAAAGCGTGGGCAATTTACAATATTGGAGAGTGCGTGGTGGCGATGTTGCCACACACATGCACCTTGACACAGGCAACAATGCTTATTTTGATCAATACTTTGGTGACGACGGCAAATATGTAAAACTGGTCAACACCGGCAACGTCCAAATTGGCAGCAATGATGCCACCGGAAACTCAGCACAGTGGACCTTTGATACCACTGGTAACTTAACATTACCATTAGGCAGTATTGTTTATGAAACCAACATTCCAGACGGCGCACTTAGTGGTAGTGCTATTGCTTTAAAACCAATAGGTGGAACTACTGCCAATCAACAGTTATTAATATATCCAACAGCGGCTGACGGTGACCATATACATATGACAAGTGGAAACTTGTATGCAACCGAGTTGTTCTTAGGTAGTGATAACTTATATGTTAAGTTAGCAAACACAGGTAATGTTGTTATCAACAGTAATGATGGTAATAGTAGTAATGCTATGTGGACATTTGACACAGATGGTAATCTAACATTGCCGGGCAATCTAGTAATCAATGGTCTTACAAATGTATTTGGATCAAATGTTGCATTATTACAATCAAATCCTGATCTACCATTACTATCAGTATCAAGTGGTAGTAACGGTGGTGTATCAAGTCTTTGGGTAGAAGATATTGGCAACGTCGGCACTAGTAATATAGCGGCAGTGTATGCTAATCCTACTTCAGGATCAGGTATTGTTAGAATAGCAGTAGGACAAAATGGTGTTGGCAGTGGTCCTAATCTATGGGACTTTGGCGCAACTGGTAACTTAACACTTCCAGGTAATACTTTTGCAGTTAACTACGCTAATGGTACTCAAGTGTCCTTAGGTGGTGGTCTACCACTAAGCAACGGTAATAGTATTATCAATATTGCATCAGTAGATGGTAACATCACACTTGATGCTGATGGCAATATCTTTACACTTGGAACTGATGGTAACTTAACTACACCAAGTAACTTAGTGATTGGCCCAGGAGCTGGTAGTGGTTCAAGGATATTTCAATATGACGAGGGTCTAGAAATTGTAGGAGAAGGTGCTAACTCCGTTGTACAGCTG